GCCTGGGCTGGGGTGTCAACGTCAAATTGAAAGCGGCACTGACCCAGCTTTTTGCGGAGAGCGCCGTAGACCTTAACGACTTTCATGCCGTAGGACCATGGCAGTGCTCTTTACATAGTAGCCACCGTACACGTCCCGACTAGACAATCGCCCCTGAACGTGATGCAGGATCTGTTGGTCGCCAAGGTAAATAGCACCGTGATTAGGTAGGTCTGCACCAAGCTGCATCAAGATGCCGTCGCCATATTGCAGCTCTTCAAACGGGATCTGTCGGAAGCCTTGGGACTTGTACCCCTCAACGTACAGGTTTTCGCCGCGTTCCCAGAAGCCATCACGACGTGAAAAATCAGCCAGCTCCAAGCCCCATTCGCGGTTGTACCAGTCGCGTGCCAGCGAATAGCAGTCCACCACTCCAAACACAAACTCACGCCCGACATAAGGCAGCTCAAAGTCGGTTGGCTCGCAGTAGCCCCATTCTTCCGTCTTGGGATTGACAATCACCCATGGCAGGCCGGTGTTGTTGCAACTGATCTGATCTGCGGGCGATGGCTCGGGGCGGCTAGTTGGATGACTATGCACCACGGCCACGATTTCGCCCATGTCCTCGGCAATGGCGTAGTCCTCGGGGTCGAGGATGAATTGCTCGTCTGGCGTGGTGGCGATGTTGGTGCAGCGGTAATACCGGCGCCGACCTTTGACCACATGGATTAGGCCACACGCTTCTTTGGGGTCAGCCTCTTGGGCGTGCTGCAGGATCTCAGCTTTCAGAGCAGGAGTTAGCTTCATTGAGTCAGGCCAGCACCTGGGTAGCTTCCAAACGGTAGTTCAGCCGTTTCACCAAACCGTAGCTTGCAACTGCTAAGCCGCTTGCCGCATTTGTCCTGTGCCAATGTGCCAACGACCTCATTGCGCTCGTTGAAGTAGTTGCTGCCTGTATAGCTGCACTCGGTAGATCTGTACTCCCATTGACAGATGTTGGCGATGATTTGACGCTTGGGCAGCATCATGCCAGCCATGTCAAACTTGCTCGCCAGTTCCCACTGCACCACATCGCGGGTTTCGGCGGATTTGCGGTCCACATACCAGATCTCGTCGGGAAACTTAGCGTGAACATCAGCCGTTGCTTCACCGTCAAGAAACTTTTTCAACGTGCGGATGCGCGTTACCTTGGCACCACCCAGGTCATTGCCGGGCGTGATGGCATTGGCCTGCAACAGCAAGGCGCTGATCTCACCGCCAAGGTTGGCAACACTCAGCGTTGGTCTGGGCAGCGTGCCACCGCTGGAATAGTCGAAGCCTTCGGCCTGAATTGGCAATCTGATGTATTGGTTGCCATTCCAGACGATATTGCCGGTTACGTTGGCATTTGTACCAGCGTGGAAGTAGTAGATATCGCTGGTGCCGTGGATGGCGGCGATCAGTTCAAGCTGAAATAGCTCGATGATGGCGTTGGGTGCCAGGGCAGCAAGTTCTTCGTAGACGCTGCTGATGGCACGCCATGTGACCGTGTTATCAGTGATGGTGCTGCCAATGTCGGTTGGCCAGTTGGGTTGAGTGCCAGCGCTGGTGCCTGCGACCGTGCAACGAAAGACAAGACCGCTGGCCTGTACGGACGTTGCCCGTACAACGTCACCAACGGCGTAGGCAGTGGCAGCAGCCCAAGCGGAGTAGGCCATCAGGGTTCAAATACCTGTCTGAATGTTGTACGAATTGTTGCGCGTGATGGCTGATCAATGATTTTGCTCCATTCAGCACAAATCCACTTGTAGGACGTATTGCTGTCTGGCGGCGTCCAATCAAAGGCTTCCGCGCCAGCACGCGCTTCCAGGAAAGTTTCAATTTCGTCGGCTTGCTCTTCAGTTACGTTGAACTCAAGCGTCCATTCCTTTGGGTCTTGGTTCAAGCCAAAAACAAGACGCTGCTGGTATCCGTCACCAAACTGCACGCGGCGTACAGCGGGCTGGCTCGTTTTGCTTGCCCCATACAAAGGGTTGTAACTAGGAAAAGTAGGCATCAGCGTGTACCAGCAAGAAGGCCGCCAGGGCGTTGTTGTTTGACAATCTCAGCTTGGACGGCGGCACTGATGGCACCACCCAAAGCCTTGGCTTGTCCTTCATTACCTTGGACTTGACTGCCGCTTGCATCTACATTAACAGTAACGCTCACATCGCCACCGCCACCGCCAAGTTTGTTGTTTGGGATAATGGTGCCACTGGAATTAGGAACGAACAACTCGGGACCGCGTTCGCCAACGATATAAGGGCTGCCATTATTAACGGGACCACCGTTGGCACGAAACAGGAATCCAAGCAAGCCGCCGCCAGTTCCTGTGCCACTTTTCACGCCAAACAATGCCAAGTTAACGGCAATGTCCAAAAGCTGATTGGCAATTTTTTGCAAAAGGTTAGTTGCTACATCTTGCAGGCTTTGTGTGCCATCAATGGCACCTTGAATAGAAGCTACAACGCCTTCTTTGATTGAAGTGCCAATGTCCGCATAAATTTGTTTCATTTCTTCGGCTGTCTTTAGACGATTTTTTAGGGCTTCATTTCCTCGAACTAACGCTCCAACTTCGTCTTCAGACAGTCCCTTTGTATCTTTCATGATGTCACGGATTTGCTGTTTCAAAAGCACTTCTGCTTCATTGCCATTGATTTTTGCTGTTATCAATTCCTGTTCGTCAAGCAATGATTGCAATTTTTCTCGATTAGCCTCAGCGCTTTTTTCTTCTTCAGCAGAAAGTGCAATTGCAGTTCCAAGGCGGATTTGATTAGCTTCGGCCTGAGCTAATGATTGGAATGCAATTCGCTGCTGAGTAGTTTCAGCACCGGCTAGCTGTTCAGCAAGCCTATATTGCAGTTGCAATAGCTTTTCTTCATTTTGCAACCTGATGACAGTTAATTGATCTTTATCGGCTTCTGCATTGGCAATTTGCTCTTGAATAAAACTAAGTTGTTGTGTAAGTGCAGTTTGTCTCTGCAGGCCTTGCACTTCAGCTTGAATACGCGCAGCAGCGTCTGCTGCCCTAGCTGCATCACCACCGCCGCGAGCGCGTTTGCTGCCGTCGCCACTGTCTAAGCCGCCGCCAAAACCGCCGCCGCTAACACTAGTTTCACTTTTCCTGCCGCCAAGGGACAAACCAAGAGTGGCTTGCGCTTCTCGCTCTCTTGCACTAAGGACTTGACGACGCTCACTTGCACCAACGATTGATGGTACGCCAAAAGGCGATAAAACGCCTCCAATGTTTAATTGTTGAAGCACTCTTGAACTGGGTGCATTTAATTTTTCACGCTCTTTTTTGATTGCTTTTATGGTTTTACGCGCCTGTTCTTGGGCTCCTACGACTGTTTCTTTTGTTGCTCCTGCAAATGTTGCCGCTGCCCCACCCGCTGCTTTTCGCCCGCGCAATTTTTTTAATTCTTGATTTGCCGCGATTGTTTCTTGCAGGCCATTGATAATAATGTTGACCCCAACAGTGATAACACCAAGTGCTGCGATACTGCTGAGCACTCCACGCATGGCAGTTAGTTTTGGTGTTGCGCCAGCGGCGGCGGCGGCAAGTGTTTGCGTATTTCGAGCATAGAGTGCATATGCCGATGCACTTGTAGTCGCAGCAGCTCCGGTGGCCACTGTTGTTGTGGCCATTGCTCCCATTGCTGAAACAAAGCCTGTGCGCAACAAGATAATTGCTTCAATTCCTTTTTTGACAAGTAAGAGCTGAACGCCAAAACGAATTAGCTGAACTGCTGCGTTCTTAACAGGCTCGGGCAGGGCGACTATTGCCCTGACAAGTGATGTCACATCCTTGACCAAAGGCGAAATCACAGGCAATAATTCATTGCCAATAGCAATTTGCAAGTCATCAATTGCGTTCTGGAAATCTTTAAACTTTTGAACGTCACCTTGCTGAATAATTTGAGCAATTTTTCCAGCGCCTTCTGTTTCAATTCGACGCAACGCGGCGATAACGACTTCAGATGTTAATTTGCCTTCTGCGGCATATTCCTTAAGACTGCCGGCTGCGACTCCAGTTTCTTGGCTAATAGCGACCAAAATGCCAGGAACTTGCTCGGAGATTGATCTAAATTCATCGCCCTGGAGGCGTCCAGATCCAAGAGCCTGCGCAAGCTGAGTAAATGCTGCAGATGCCTCAACAGCATTGGTTCCAGACAGCCGAGCGACTGTATTGAATCCAGTAAACGTAGTTTGAATGTCCTTAAGTGAAACGCCTAACGGGCGCAATCGAGCATAAATATTGGTAACTCCTTCTGCCGCCTCACGATTACTCAGGCCAAAACGACGGGCGGATTCAGTTGCAAATCGCTGTACTCTTGTCGTTTCGCCATACTGAGCAGTTAAAAGCCTTAGGCGCAATTGAAGGTCATTAAAACTAGCAGCAGCCTGTATTGCTTGACGCCCAATTTGAATTAAAGCAAGACCTGCTGCTGCACGCTTTAACTGTTCAAATGCGCTTTGTGCCTGTTGCGACTGCGCCTGAAGACTGCGTAGCTGCTGCGCCGCGTTACGCGCATCAACATTTATCGCTACATTGGCGATGACTGACACGACTTATCTGCGGCGTTGCTTCAGTCTACGTTCCTGCTCTTCATTCTGCAGGTCAAAGTAGCTGCTCCACAGCAACAACTCTTCAAGCGTTACCTCTTGCTTAAGTTTAGCCAGTGTGTAGCCAAGCTCTTTGGCAATCGCAAGCTGTAAAAGCAGCAGCGTGTCCTTTTTAAGCTCAGCCTTTAACGCTTTTCATGTCGGTTTCGCCTTCCTCTGGGTTGGTGATGATTGCCAACATCAATGCCTGTAGGTCGGCGTCTTTGACTTCATTCTTCAGTTCAGCAATCTCGCCAGCCTGAAACAGCCGTTGGCCAGTGTCATCAGTTGCCTTGGTGACAAGCAGATTCAAAGCAAATCCGTTGGGATCGTCGCCACCAGGCATTTTCTGGGCGCGTTCACGCTCCGCCATGGTCAGCGCCGTGGCGTAAAACTCAAACTCAGTGCCATCGCTAAGTTTGACGATGCGCTTAATTGGCGTCAGGTTTGCAGCCTTTTTGAGCCGTGCAAGCGCAGAAGAATTGGGAACAGGCATGTTAATTGACTTGATGCCTTTAATTTAGACGCAAAAAACCCCCAGCGCAAGCCGGGGGTCAATGGTGCTGTTATCAAGCAGACTTGCTGAAGTCAATCGTCGGTGCGCTGGTCGGGCGGAAAGTCACCTCAACCACCTGAGCGTCGTCAGGGTTCACCGAGAAGCTAGCACTCAACAAAGTGGCCTCCATGGCAATGCTGCGGCTCAGCGCCTCACTGCTTTGCTTGTCGATGTACAGCTTAAATGCTGCACCGGCCTGAGATTGTTGCAGCACATCCTGAACCAAGCGGCTTGCCAGAGTGGTGTCATCATCGGTGACGAACACGCTGGCGGTGCCGTTGCCATCGGCAAAACCAGGAATGTATGCACGGAATGGTGCATACTGGCCAGCGGTTTGGCCGATGGTGGTGACGTCGATTTCAGCGCGGCTGATCTCGAAGCTCCAATTTTGCACCTGACCCACTGCTTCGTAGTCGGCGTATGCCACCTGAAAAGCATT